CTCTATCCCCCTTATCCCAAACCACCTCAACGTGTGTTATAGAAGGTCCGATCTTGGATCTCCCTAGATTTCACGTCGAATTTCGGTGGAAATGCCGCGCCCCGCCGTTTACTAATGGCTTGACGTTTGTATTTCAGCGCAATGCTGAAAGAGGCATCTGGTATCGCATCCGCGAAAGCCCAGAGGAATGGAGGAGCTTCGACCGTAGTGGCAACGAACACTTTCGTAGCAATCCTGCGACGAGTGTGTCCCACACTACAACGACTCTGCACGCATGGTTCTGACGGGCTTTCCCAGCCCCGCCATAGCTTCCGGTTCTTCGATAGATACCGAGAAGCCGCCATACGTGCAACCAAGGCATTGCCCTTTTCAAGAACGGCGCTTCTACCCCTGGCCATCAAGTGCCAGAGCATAGCGCTTCTCCATCCTCTAGTAGAGCGTTGCCCCTGTTGCTCGACCAGGCCGGTATAATACACGGTATGGTCTTTGCTGAACAGTATCTTCTTGGTCCAAGCTGTATTGGCGTCAATCCAGACACCAGTACTATCATCAACCCCAAATGGAACAAGGGGCAAACGATGCTTGGCGATCAACCTGTTTGCAAGCTTCCATAGCTTACTCCCAGGATAACCAAGGGAGACCAGGCCATTGACTAAATGGCACCAGTCACCCAGGGTTCTCGGTGTGCCGCGTAAGTAGAAAGGCGTTATGTTAACGCCCCGATACCAGTCGGCTCCGCAAGACTCGCGGAACGGTCCTTCAACAAAGGACTTCTCCCGATTGATCACAAAACCAAGAAAACGCAGCAGGCGCAGCAAGTCAGCCGCTTTGTCGGCCTCTACGATGATGTCATCACCATAGACGGACCAATTTCTGCAACCAACAGCTTTGCAAGCTGCCCCGAATATCGTGGTCTCGAGGACAAACGTCGCGCCGTTTCCCATTGAGGAAAACTTTGCGTACGTCCCCTCACCGAAAGGACCACGAAAGCCACTCGCACGTAGTGAATCGAGTAATTCGAACCACTCGTGCGGCAACAGCCAGGCAACTACGTTATAACTAACCGTGTCGCTGGCCATCGCCAGGTCTAACGTCGCATAAGCCCCCGTGAGGGAGCCCAAGCGCGCCATTTCCTGGTTTATGGCCTGGGAGTGTAGGTCAATACCCCAGCGGAGAAGTCTCCGTTTGAGGAACCGGTCTACAGCGAGCTGTAAGGGTAAGGAACCCGTCGGCTCACACGCAATTGTTCTATGCGTCTTCCAGTTCTTAGGGACCAAGGAGATTCTATTCTCCTCGACAGGGACTGTCAACAAGTCCTCCGCACCAAACCAGGTGCCGAGGCATTGCAATAGTCGTCCACACGCCTTAGGGGCCCGAACCTTCCTAGAAAACTTCAGGAAAGGCAGAGCCCTTGAGCGTGGTTTGTCTTCTGTCGCGCCTGCGGTGACCCGAACGAGCTCTGGGAGCTCGTCAAGGAACTCTCGGACATCGCCAACAAGTTCACGGATGGAGGTTTCCATCCGTACCAGCCATACACGCAATTCGGGATCAAGACGATCCGGATGAACGTAGAAATGGTCGAGGCGCTTGTTGGTGATTCTGCATATCCTTTCGCCACGCTCGAAATTTTGGAGCGCGGCTAGGGAGCAGTTGTCCTCATTGGCGAAGTCAGCGTTCTTTTTAAAGAGTGCGCCGACCTGCCGCCGAACGAGAGCTTCCAGCTGGTTATACTCGGCTGGATCACCGCCTACTTCCGCCAGGGCCGCGAAGGATCGCGACCGCAGATGACCAGAAACTTTCTGGCCAACATCTGACGGAAGGCAGGCTCTGTAGTCGTCTACATAGCAACGAGCAATCTCGTATGCTAGGGTGGGGTTGGACATCTCGTTCACCTCACTATTTCCGTTATCGTGGGCGCTGGGTTTAACCCCAGCGTCGGTAGATTATCGCCGCAATGAACGCAACACCCAGCAAGACGCAGGGTGTGACGTCCATCAGGAGCTCATGCAACAGTTTCGCAACTGTTGCCGTATGAGAAAGCTCCATTGACCCCAGCCTTCTACGGCTGGAGCCAAGCCTGCGACGTGACCATGTCGGTGAACTCGTCAGAGTTCACGACATCACGGACGATCGCGATCAACGCGGTCATGTCAGCGGAGTCCCCATTCGCGGGGCCCCGCACGGAAATGTCGACGACGTCCCGCGCTGCGAGCGCCACGCCATTCACATCAGAGGTTCCGGACAGGAACGTGAGTGACGACTTGGCGACAGCCTCGGGCGAAGGAGCTTCTTGTCGCTTCTGGGTAACCAGATGCGGCTCAGCGACAGTGTGGTTCGCCAACTGCCACTTACGGACGTTCCCCATGGAGAACGTTTCGGTCAAGACGGTAGTCATACCGGCCATATTAGCTTTCCTATTTGGTTAGCTTCTGGACGACTAGAGCGAACAAGTTCGAGATCGACTGAACTGTTGCCTTTATCGCCAGGGAGGGTTTAGGTGAGATAGGTGTAGGGATGCGCATTCGATGGTAGATACTGTCGATGCAATCCCCGTGATGGGCGTACTGATCGAGCGTACTGCCAGTGTTGGTGTTAATGATCCTGGTTTGACGAGTGATGGAAACATTCCATCCCACGGCAGACGTCATGTTAGTTGTGACGGCCTGCGCAGTGATCGCACCAATTGTGTTCCCGATGTCAAAGACATAGTCGATGACCCAGGAATAGGGAATCAGCTCCCACGCAGCAAGCGCGGGATTGAAGAACGCTGACTTCCTAGCATCACGCAGCCCAGATAGGGCTACGACGGTGCCACGGCAGCTTACGTTAAACGCGGTGTCCTCAGAAACTTCGAAGGACTCCCCGTTAGCATAAGGCCCTATCCAACGCCGGTCAGTTACTGACCAGTTATTGGACGTTCCACTCGTACCCCGGAAAAGGGGACTGTGAATGGCATTCAGATGCTCCACGATCGATTCTGCATCGCGGAAGAGCTGCTCCCAGCCGAACCTGTATGACAGGTAAAGCGAAGAGAGCTCACGCGGTATGGCCTTGGCCTGCCGCAGGGTGATAAACCCCTTCTGAATGAGGGACTTCTCGATCTGTACTAACCGCTTCGCTGACTGGATTAGGTCAGGTAAGAGCCGTAGAACTTCTCGACTCTCCACAAGAGTGGTGATGACATCCAAGCCATCCCACATCTTCGAAGCAGCTGCATGCAGTCGTGCTTGGGCATCAATGCCCGATTGGCGAATCGCAGCGTCAACATCCGCGACGCTGAGTTCCCGCACCCCATCTGGGTACGGACCGGCAGGGACAGAAGCAGTCCGCTTCCCCCACTGCTGATTCTGCCAACAATAGAAGGGTTTCCAGGTCAGGGTCACGCGACCGTCAGCGCGAAGCTGGCGATCCCACCGTTCGTAGAAGTTGAGCGGCAAGACAATAGCCTCGCCGTTTTTAATCCTACGTTGCAACTTGCTCCATCCTGGAGTGAGATTTGCGGTGTACGACCCCTCCCGCTTGACGCGGGTTAAGTCATAGTACCAACCTGGATCCACGCAACCCCCTGAGGAGTTGCTTTCAGTCGACCAACCCGACACGCTTGTCGGAGGGTGACTGTAACTTCTGTGCACGACTGGCATATCACGATACACCTAAGGATAGCCCAATCTCACAAGGAGAATCGGGCGACAGGGTCGAAATCGAATGGCCGTAACGGCCACGGGCCCCCCCCAACGGGGGGC